CTCTTCGTCTTCCTTTGACATTTATCGCCTTGCTTTTTCTTGTTCTTCTTTTAGTTTTTCCAGATGCTCAATAAGCATCTTGACGTAAATATCTCTCTCCCACGGAATCATTCCATCGATATCACTCAGCGAGTATTTGTGGTGCTGCATCAACGAAAAGTTAGTCTGATAATAATTTGCTAGTGTATTATGAGAGAGGATCATTAAAAAAAATCAGACAGTCCCTCCAGCGTGACCGTATCTTCTTGCCCACAGCCCTTACACTTATATCTAAACGTATGCTTTAGCTTTGGCATCGTAGCAATAAACTCCATGATCTTAGCGAACTGCTGAGTATTCAACGAGTCAATAAAGTCCACAGCATCTTGCAGATTATCCGGCTCATAGACATTCTCTTCGTCATAGACCGAGACAATACACTTGGCAATCATCTTTAGCTCATCGGTACCATCACTAACCAACTTGATATCGCTGATCGTTGGGTAACGCATAACAACACCGAGATTATCAGTGATCTTGATCTTATTAGTATGCTTCTCGTTTCTCTCGACCTTGACTCGTTCCAGATTGATCTCAACTGGCGTGACCGCTTCACACTCAATACCGGAATAATTCATTCCACCAGTATGACGATATTCAAGCTTGACGACTTCGCCGACCGACTTAGCTCTTAGATTGAGGAACAGATATTCCAGATCAAAGAACGGTAGATTGGATACATTTACATTATCATCTAAAACACACGCTGCCAAAACGTCTTTGACCGCATCAATCATCGAGTTCTGATCGCTGGAAGTTGCTGCCATAAGCAGCGCCTTTTCTTCCTTGACTAGAAATGGTCTAAAAGAAACACGCTGACCTGTTGATGGCAATTCAACTGAAAAACGTGGTGCTGATAACTTAGGTAATGCCATAATAATTCACTCCAATTATTTCTTACGATTTGCTTTTTCCATGTTGAATAGATCGCTGCTACCGAAGTTCTGATTATGTTCGATAGAATAACGATAATTGATTTCGACCTGCATTTTGCCGTATCCCTCGTCACCCCATGACATTTGAATATCGTTGACGGAGACGGGATATGCTTCTTCCAGTGTAATTGTGTTTTGAATCTCAAAGGTAGGTTCATCAAATGCTCGCAGAATTTCTGCTGCAATTTGTGCGCCGGCTGAGATATTACGCCCAGCGGTACTATTTGGGTTGACGAATTTAGTTACAACCTGCGATCCGATACGAGCGAGAGTCATCATATCCGTACCGATTGGCTGCGAGAACTGTAGAATAGCAATAGTGCCAATACCGTCTTTATAATATTTACCGTCAAACATACCAGGTATAACACCACGATTCGGATTGTCTCTATAGTGACCAGTAAAGAAGTCTTGCCAACGCATGAATACTTCACGCTCACGCATATCCTTTGAAAGAATAACACTCATTGTAACGGGCTGCTGAGTAAACTTATATGGAATACGACGGACAGGACCATGATAATTTTGGTCAAGCGTCTGAAGATTACGTCCAGGTAGATTGATCGATTCGATGCGGAAGCGCATACCACCGTTTAGACCGTATTTGTTTAGAATACTTGGGGATACACCAGGACCGCCGATGATCCACGCTTCAAAGTGAGACGTGGAAGCAATACCGCTTTGTGAGATATTAGCATTGAATTCTTCGATATTGAATGGCATTTGTTAGATCCTGTCGCGACTATCGCGGTAAATGCGAGTTTTATTTGAGCCAACAAATCTATCAAAAGGTAAAAACAAAGCCATTTCCCATTCAGTAGGCTCGATGTAAAAGAATTTGGTTTTTACATGCGAAATCAAATAACGCTTGATACATGGTTTGAAAAAGCGATATTTACTTGCTTGTGCTAAAATCTGATAAGACAGTTTCAAACGAGTATTCTCGTCCAGCGTTTTATTATTTGCTGTTGCATATAGCGCATCCATCAATCTAGCTCTAAGAGGAAGAGGTAGATAATGGAGATTGATTCCGAGGAAAGATCCTCCGTTTGCGGCAAATCCGGTATTCCTACCACTACCGATAGGAAAGACAAGAGGATATCTGTCATAATATGGTAACTTCCCTTTTCCCTTTGGATCATATTGAAACAAATACATACTGCCAATCATTGGGCGCGCGGTAAGTCTCTCACGATTACTAGCCATCATGCGAGATGGAATTGCTGATGTTGCTTGTGCTTGCTTACGGAACCAGTCGCGAGCATCACGCTTTACAGACGGCGTTATACCAGCCTTTGCGCCGCGCTTTAGAATATTGTCGAAAACGTAAGCTACCAAGCTAAATTCCTAATTCTTTTTCCGTCAATACGACGAATTCCCAGTTACGGTCAGCGCAGTATTCCTTTGCTGCTTCCCATTTCTTCATATTTATACCGTACGTGGCTACTTCTCGCAGATACTTTTTAGTTGGCTTTGATCCATTTGTTTTGACTGTCGGCGGTACAGACTGTGATCTGGGTTTGATCTCAATCATCTTCACAGACACTTTCCCATCTTTATCTCGCATCTTTATAACAAAGTCAGGGAAATATCTATGCCATTTACCATCTAATGGTGACTTGTAAGGAACAATGACTTCCTCGGATGCCCACTGAATAATGTTAGAGTTCTCATCGAGATATTTCATAAAGCGCAATTCCCACGACGAGCGATACTGAATCTTCGTTGGGTCGCCTTTATATTTCTGTGGATTCTTGGGCTGAAAGCGCCCTCTGTAAGTAGCCATACCTTTATATATCCAGTATAAATATAATATCGAAAAGGAGTTCCAATGCCTTCTGCTAGACAACTAAGATCAGAGAGACTCGCAACTGGTGTAGCTGGTGTTACAGCAGCCATTAGGGCATTGTCTCAGACAACGGCAGTCCCACGAGTATCACTCGTTGGTCAAATCAGCAAACCGGATCCATTTCAAGACGGTAATTATTATTTTCCGGACGATCTCAAAACTATTGATCACTGGATTGAATTCACTGCTAAAGAAACAAAAGGTAATGAAACAATTACCAAAGGAATCAGACTATTTACTGGTTTGATTGGTACTCAAGTAACTGGCGCAACAATTCGTTTGCCTATGCCTGCTGGTGTTTCTACCGATTATAATCCACAGTATTCTTCACCTGATCTTAATGTTGCTGCAGGTCAGCTTATAAAACCATTTGATCAGCAAATCTATAATAACAACTCTATGCCTGGATTGCTCAATGGTGCAGGTCTAGCTGGTGTTCTTGGTGGCGGTGCATTAGAAAGTGGAGCTGGAACTGCTTTAGGGTCTGCTACCGGAATTCTTCTGGACAAAGGTTCTAAAAGTGATGTATTCAACGCAGTAGCAAAAGTTGGTGCTGGTGTTTCAGTAAATCCACATAAGATTATTTTATTTACTGGTGTGGATTTCCGTGAACATCGTTTTACATGGAAACTATCTCCGCGCAATAGAGATGAATCAAATAGAATCCGTGATATTATTAATGTATTTACTCGTTACGCTCACCCAGAGTTTGTTGGCGGCGGGATGTTCTTCAAATACCCTGAATTCTTTGAAATCAAGTTCCGTCATCCAGAATATCTATTCAAGATGCAACCGTCGGTCTGCACAGATATTCAAGTCAATTACCATGGTCAAGGTTTTCCTGCATATATTCGTGATGCAAATGGTGGTGGTGATCCTGCTCCTGCTGAAGTTGAACTGACTTTGGCGTTCAAAGAAACTGAAATCGTTACCAAAAATTATCTTGATGGCAGAATCAACGAAGCTCGTAATGGTCGTCAGCCAACACCAGAAGAAGCGGAAGTAGCAAGAAGAGCACAACAAGAAGCAGATCGCTTGCTTGGAGCTCCTCCTGCAGCACATATGTAAGGAAAATAAATGTTTTTCTTTGTATCACACCCAACGATTCCTTATCGTATTCCTGGGCAAACTAAAAGTATTTCTGCTGTCGATATTACTCGTCGTTTTTCTGTAGCTAATTTTATTAGTAATGCTGCGGTTACTTTCGACGAATATATTGTTCAAGACGGCGAACGTCCAGATGTTGTAGCCTACGACTATTATGACGACTATACGCTCGACTGGCTTGTTCTATTGACTAATGAGATTCATGATCCATATTTTCAATGGCCTCTTGGCTACGAGCAATTCAATAATATGATCCTACAGAAGTATCGTGGCATGGGAACTAACGATAGCGATCTAGCCACATTTTCGTATGTAAATCAAACTATACATCACTATGAAAAGATTCTGCAAAAGAACAATACAGCGTTTGATGGTATTCAACAGCGCATTTATCCAGAGAAAACAATCATTGTTGACTATACAACTTATGCTGCTTTACCTGCAACGGATAGAAAAGCTGTAACAATATATGAATATGAGCAAGACTTGAACGAGCAAAATCGTCACATTTATTTACTCGATTTGCATTATGTTCATCTTATCAAAGACCAGCATCCATATATCTTTGAAGAAAGTCAGTTTGTCCGATGAATCCAAACGTAGCAACTGGTATTGTTTCACAATGTACGGTCAATGGTCAAGATATTCGAGCGCTTGTAGGCAAGCTCGATTATTTTGAAAGCATTTATGAAACAGCTACTTCAGCCAATATTTCAGTCAACGACGCGTCTGGTTTCCACCAGAAAGCTAAACTAAAGGGCGGCGAAGATATAGAGCTTTCTTTCGGTAGTCGTGAAGGCAGCACTATTCGCATGAAATATAAGACAGGCATTATTGGAGACAGAACTCGTGTCAAAGATAATCAGGACTATTATGAACTGACTTGTGTACCACAAGAGTTCCTGGATAATAATGCGAAGGAAGTGGCTAAAGCTTATACGGGAGAGAAACTCTCGGAGATGGTCAAGAAATGGCACGATGATTATACCAAAGACTCATCAACGATCAAAAAAGATTTGACGACAAACGAAGAGTCAGAGGGTAACGCATCGTATTATGGAACTGGTCGCTCGCCTGTGACTGCTATTCGATGGGCTGCTAAAGAAGCGAAGTCATCCAAGGCTAAAGCATCGAATTATGTCTATTATCAAGACCGCGATGGATATCATTTCAAGACCATCGACTCGATGCTATCTGAAGGTGATAAGTTTACCTTCAGCTATGCAACTCAGAATATTGGTGGATCGGGTTCTGATACACAGCTAAACATTATTGCGTTCGAACAACAAAAAGATTTCAATACTGTCGATTCGCGTTTCAATGGCGCTGATTCAGATCACTGGTATTACTTTGATCCTACCACGGGTAAGATGGGCGGCGGATCAAAGCGTGATGGCGCTGGTAAAACATCACATACTGGCAAAAATCAAATTACCAAAGAGCAGAAAAGTGCACGAGGAGAACGATTCAATTTTGTTGTAGCTCCAGGAGCTTCTGGAAGTAAATTCCGTGATGCCAGAGATAAATCAATCTCTGAAAATAAAAGAACAGTACACGAGCATGGAGCTAATTCGTCAGCTGCAACACAACTAGATAACCTAATAATGAATGTTCGTGTTCCGGGTAATACAGAATATAAGCCAGGAATCAAAGTAAAATTGAATATTCCAGCTAACCAAGAAACTGGTGAACTGGATAATCGTTCTGGTTCTTTTCTGGTTACTTCTGTACGTCATGTTCTTTATAAAGACGATAAAGATATGAAGTATGAATGCATTCTTGAGTGTAAGTCTGATTCGCAGAGCAAGGGATAATTATGGCTGAGTTTGGCACAGTTCTTGGGCAAGACGGATTGAAGTGGTGGATTGGCGTGGTCGAGGATCGCGGCACTGGTCAGTTCTCGGGACAGAAAGATAATCTAAAGATGGGTCGCATCAAAGTCCGTATCAAAGGTCATCATACGGATAATAAAGGTGACTTGCCAACGAGTCAGCTGCCGTGGTGTTATGTTATGCAGCCAACGACTTCTGCTGCTATTTCTGGTGTTGGTCACTCGCCGACAGGTCTTGTCGAAAATAGTAAAGTGATCGGATTCTTTATGGATGGCGACGGCGGTCAAGTTCCTATTGTCTTTGGAGTATTACCACATATTCAGCAAAAAGAAGATACCGAACAGAATTCAGTTGGTTCTGGAGATAAAATGTAATGGCTGAAATTAGTATTACACCTCTGGCTACATCCAATACATCTCCTATGCTTACGGGATATGTTGATTTTGAACGTTTCGATATAAACGGTAATCCAAAGCAGACATTATCTGTTTATGTAAACTACACAAAATATAAACTATTCGATGGTAATTTAGGTCTGGATGAATCAGTAAAACCTAATAAATGGAAACTACATTTCTCGCAAAAGCTCTATCCAGGTACATATCAGGTTGAAGCTTATGTGTCCGATGTAGCCACAGATATTATTGTCGCTAGTGAAACTAAAGAAACTGGTCTTACAATTACAGAACCAACTCCCACTCAAGTTCAGCAACAGAACCCAACTCTATTAGAAAAGGTTGCGACTGTTACTTTGCTTATGGCTAGTCTTGATAAATTGTTTGGTGGCAAAAATGGTATTGCTCCAGTTCCTTCAGTCCATCCAGCTTTGAATGACGATGCATCTACGTCTCTTGTAGGTCGCGGTAACGAAGAACGTGCTGAAGATACTATGGCTAAAAGCAGAGATAAGACTGTACGCAAAAATAATGTTCAAGCTGCTGGAGTTAAAAATAAAGCAGTTGATCCATTAGCAGCTGTTGCTATCCCTGCTGCAAGCCTAGATAAAGTTGCTGGAGAGATGCTTGAGAATGGAACTTCTGCTGGTACCGGATTTGACGCTGAAACGATCAAAGACAACATCAATTCGGCAGCTTCACCGCAAGATACGATTGATGCACTAAATGAAACGGCTAGGAATACTGGTTCAAATCCAGCAGGTATTACAGGAGTCTATTCACCCGAAACGGGTATGTCGTTCGGTGCTGGTGGTTTATCAGGATAAGGAATAATAATGGCAAGTTGGAATCAACAAGAACCAGGCGGTAAGAAATCCGAGTATCTCGGTAATCATACCTACACGACTGAAGCTGGACATGTTATCGAAATTGATAATACGCCAGGCGATAGACGTGTGCATGTTTATCATGCTTCTGGTACATTTATTGAGATCAAAGACGATGGAGCAATGATTACCACAACAAAAGGTGGTCGTCAGGACTTCAATGATAAGGGTCGTGATGAAATTGTTACCGGCGATTTCAATCTTACAGTCAACGGACCTATCAATATTTACTGCACAGGCAATGTTATTCAGCATGTCGATGGTAATTATGAATTGAATGTTGGTGGCGATCTGAAAGTAAAAGTTGGTGGCAACGAGCTTCGTGAAGTTATCGGCGATCAGCGCACACAAGTAAATGGTAAGACTGCTCATCGCACATCAGGTAACCGCGACGAAGTAACTGGCGGAAATAAAACAGAAACAAATAATAATGAATATTTCCAGTCAACAGGATCGGAAGCAACTGTTATCTCTGGTGGAACTTATGCAGTTCTATCTGGCGGCGACTTCCAAGCTATTGCTACAACAGGAATGGGATTAGGTGCTGGTGGTGATATGGGTATTGCTTCTGGAGCAAGCACAACTGTAAAAGCAAATGGCGGAACAATGACTCTTCAATCGTCTGGAACAAATACGATCAAGGGTAGCACAATTCAGATGAATCCATAATGGCAGCAATTCATAGAGACGGCGACTCTCGCGCATGCGGAGCAACAACGATTGCATCAGGTCAATCCACAGTTTATGCTGGTGGTAAATTGATTTCTGTTGACGGCGATGGTAATACCGACGGTGGTGGAGCTTTGTCTACATCTCACAGTTCAATTACAATCAACGGCAAGGGTATTATTGTTGTTGGAGATAGCGCAGCGGCAGATGCACTGTGCCCAATTCCGGGCGGCGCACATTGTGCACCCAACGCATCAAGTGGTCTCGGATCAGTTACGGTAGGATAAGTGAATGGCAGAAATAGTTGATACACCAGATATTGTTTCAAAGCGTGAGCGTCTTGCTCAACTAAAGCAGGAAGCGGCTGGGAAAATTCCACTCGCTAAAGGAGACAAGTATACTCTAAACGATAAAGAGTATACCTATACTGGAACAAATGAACTTTGTGAATTGCTAGAACGTATGAATCGCGATCATCCAAATCTAGTAAATCATACTGAAGCAGTCAAAATGATCAACGATCCTCTTGGATACAGCGCACCACCATTTCAACTTGATCCGGCAATTACTCTTGGGCTTGCTGCACTAAAGCAAACTGGTGCGCTTGATGCGATGACTGGATTAGCTAAAGACTTCTTGGGTGCTGGGCTTGATGGTCCAATCTCGGCTGTGACTGGCGCAATCAAAAATCTAACAGGAGCATTACCATTCAAAATTGGTGGAGCTGCAGATATTGTAAATAAAATTGCTGAAGTAAAGGTTCTAATGAGTCTTGGTCTATCTGGTCCAACATCGCTTATCTTTTCAGCAATCAAGGGTAATCTTTTGAGCGGTATTCCTGGGCTTGCTGATCTAGCAAATCAGATTCCACTAGCTAATGAAATTGCAGCGTTGACTAAAATTGCTGCTGACCCGATCGGGTTTGCTGCTAAAGCTGCTGGTATTCAAGCAAACTTCCCAATGCTCAATATGAATGCGATGGCTGGTGTTCTTCTTGCTACGGCAGCTTCTGGTCGTAAGCCAAACTTTGCTACGCTCGTTCCAAATCTTGTGCTTGCGAGCGGTGCTCTCAAGATGCTTCCTAAAGTTACTATCGCTCCGTCTAAAGATGCAGAAGGACCGCAGAAACTAAAGCCACCAACAAAGCCAATTGATCCTATTGTTCCTAAAAATCTATTTGCGGAATCAGCAGCTGGATCAGCACTTTCTACTCTCAAGCAACCACTATCTCAGTTTATGGGGCTAATGTCTACTATTGCCCCTCGCACTAATATGATTGCTGATAGCCCAGCAAAAACATCTTATGGTACACAAAAACTAGTTGGTAACGCTAACACAGTCAACTGGGGTTCCGGTGGCTACGGGCGAGACAATTCTAAGGCTGATCTTGAAAAGAAACGTATGGAAATCTCAGCTAAGATCGAGAAGCATACGTCAGAGCTACTTGCACAAGTGGACTATACTAAGCTGACTAAGTATAGCTATCCGGATCTGATAAAGAAGTATCCTGCTATCAAGCCAAACTCAACTGTAGCTGAGGCACTACATATTATTGAGGAAACGGATAAAGCTGCGGCAGCTAAAGCTAATACGAGTATTATGACCGCCTGAATACAATTCCTATTATAATGGCGTTTGATTGGTTTGTCAAGTCTTTTTTTCTGAATAAATAACAAAAAGGAAAACATATGAAAAGAAGACAACTACCACCATCACTCGTTAAAACCACAAACAAAGACTTCGATCTTATGTTTCGTGCGCATCCATCGACAGGCAAGCTGCTTGTAAAGAAGGGTGATGATGCAGTCAAGCAGGGTCTAAAGAACCTTCTGCTAACAAATCGCTACGAGCGCCCTTTCCGCCCAGAGTATGGCGGAGATGTTCGCAAGCGTCTATTCGATAACTTTGATACGGTTTTTGCCAGCGATTACGAAAATCAAATTGCAACAGCAATTCAAAACTACGAACCTAGAGCGGTTCTTCCTGAGAACAATGGAGTGATTGTTTCTGAAAATAGAGACAGCAATCAACTCTATATTACAGTAAAATTCAGAAACGCCGTTACGCTAAACGACGTTGATATCGACATCAATCTCAATAAGGTTCGATAATGGCAATCAATACAGACCTCATCGTAACAGGATTGGACTTTGATACAATCCGTTCCAATCTTAGAAACTATATCTCGTCAAAGTCTGAATTTTCGGATTACGATTTTAGTGATTCTGCGCTTGGTACATTGCTCGATTTGCTTGCTTATAATACATACTATAATGCGTTTTATACAAATATGGCAGTCAACGAGAGCTTTATTGATACGGCTCAGCTATACGATTCAGTTGTATCACATGCCAAAACTTTAGGTTATGTGCCAAAGTCGGCGCGTGGAGCAAGAGCTAATGTTCAACTGATCTTTACTAATTCTGTGGCTAATACAACATTCAGATCAATTCGTGTTCCTAAAGACACAATCTTTACTACTTCCGTCAATGGAGCAAGCTATAAGTTTGTTACTCCACAGACATATACAATTACTGCTAACAGCTCAAATGGCTTTGCTGATTATATTAGTATTGTTGAAGGCGAGCCACTAACTCATAGATTTGTTTATAACAGAAGTTCTAATACATCGTTTGTTTTGCCAAATGAAATGGTAGACACAACGAGTATTTCTGTAACTGTAACATCTGGCGGTAACACACAAACATATAAGCTTGGTAGCGATATTCTTTCTGTCAATTCAAGTTCCAAAGTTTACTTTGTCGAAGCTGATCGTCAGAAAAAGTATAAGATTGCTTTTGGTGATGGTGTTCTTGGTACACAACCTGCTACTTCTTCTATTGTTAGTATTTCTTATCGTGTTTGTAACGCAGGTATTCCAAACGGCGCAAATACATTTACACTAACAAATACAACAATCGATGGGCAAACTGGTATTACAATTGTTCCGATTGGTCGTTCTTCTGGTGGAGCAGATATCGAAGATATCGAATCAATTCGTTTCAATGCTCCTCGCATGTATGAAACACAGAATCGTTGTGTAACATCAGAAGATTACAGAAGACTTCTTCTGGATCAGAACCCAGATATCTCAGCCGTCAATGTTTGGGGTGGCGAAGATAACGATCCGCCAATTTATGGTAAAGTTTTTATTGCTGCGAAGCCAAAGACAGGTACTCTATTTTCGGCATCACGCAAAGACGAAATCATCGCAAAGTTAAACAAGTATAATGTTCAAGCTATCGATGTCCAGATTGTTGATCCAACATACTTGTATATTGTTCCGTTGGTAAACGCAAGATACAATGTGTCTCTTACAACAAAAACCCCTGGCGAACTTGCTGCAGCAATTGCTTCTCGTATTGTTTCGTTCGAGCAAAACTATCTGTCAACATTTGGCAATAGCTTCCGTTTCTCAAGATTCCTAGACTATCTTGATGCAACAGATGATGCTATTCAAACAACTGATGCTCAGATTCGTTTGAGAAAAACATTTACGCCAAATCTAAGCGGAGTGAATACCTATACGTTGAAGTTCAATAACCCTATTCAGCGTTTGGGTACAAAAGAACTTATTAGTGGTGTTGTAAGACATCCTGGTTATGGTTCCATTACTTCTTCTTCATTCGAATATGCTGGTAAAACATCATACTTCGATGACAACGGTTTTGGTACACTTCGCATTTACTACCAGTCAACTGCTGGTAGACTTGGACGTGTCTATACAAACTACAATGCTGGCACAATCGATTATGATACTGGTACAATAACAATAACAAACTTTGTTCCATCGTCGTTTACTGGCGAGTCTATTTCTGTTATTGCTGCGCCATTGAATCCTAATATTACGCCAGTAAGAAATCAGATTATTTTGATCTCGCAAAGTGAAGTCAATGTCATCGACGATAACAGTGGTTACACTTTGGCTACAGCTTCTAACGTAGAAACTATTGGTCAAACTGCAACGCTGCTAACCCCATCACTCAAGCTGTATAACTTCTAATGGCAATCGTAGGCGCAGAAGACATACTCAAAAAGATATCTTCACAGATTGATACTCAGTTTCCTGGGTTCATTCGTGAGGAAGGGCCTCAATTTGTTTCGTTTATGAAAGCTTATTTTGAGTATATGGAACAAAGCGGCAATCCAGTAAACGCCGCTCGTTCTCTGCGTGACAATAAGGATATTGATAGAACCGTGGATTCTTTTGTGGAGTATTTCCGCAAAGAGTTTATGATCAATATTCCAAAAGAAGTATTAGCTGACAAGCGTATGTTAGCCAAACATATCCGCGAGTTCTATCGTTCACGTGGCTCTCAAGAATCTTATCGTTTTCTATTCCGTGCGCTATTTGACTCAGAGCTTGAGTTTTATTATCCAGGCGAAGATATTCTTCGTGCTTCAGATGGTCGTTGGGTACAAGAAACAAAGCTGCGTGTTGGTAAACCATATTCACTCAATCCAAAACAATTTGGTGGTACCAACGTAAGAGGTGTGCAGTCTGGCGCAACAGCGCTAGTTCAACGTATTACATCTACAATCGCTGCTGGTATGACAATCTATGATATGGTTGTTGAAAACGTAACTGGTATATTTATTGACGGCGAGCGCGTTGTTGATGAAGCTGGTAACTATGTTACTGTTAGTGCGCAGGTTGGTTCTCTTATTGAAACCACAGTTGTTCAGGGTGGCGCATATCACAGTCTAAATGATATTATTGAAATTGGCGGTGCTGGTTCAACAGAAACTGCTCGTGCGGTTGTTACAGAAACTGTTTCTACTGGCGAAGGTGTTGAGATTCGAATCACAAATAGTGGTTCTGGATATACTAAAGAAAACACTAGACTTATTATTAGTGGCGGCAACGGAACTGGTTTCCAAGCAAAAGTTGCATCATGGACGCTTGAGTCAATTCCAGTTACACTTGGTATCGATATTATCGAACCTCTCAAGAATGTTCAAATTGGTGCTGGACCATTCTTTGTTGCTGGTGGAGCTAATACAGCTTCTGTTCGTTCAAAACTTACCGGAACAGTAAAAATTGCAAGTGGTTCTAATACTGTTGTTGGGCAAGGAACATCTTTTACCGAACAGCTAAACGTTGGTGACATTGTCCGTGTAAACGGAAGTGCAAATACATTACGTGTTCATTCTATTTCAAGTGCACAGACATTCATTTCAGCAATTGCTGCAACAACAAACATTACTGTTGGTGCATTGGCTTATACTGGTCTTGCTGGTTCTAATGCATATAGCACAATCGGCAACGCTCTCAAGTTCAGCGCCAGCAACTATCACGCAATCAATGCCATCGCAATCATCAATCCGGGATATGGATATACTGTTTTACCAACAATCACAATCATCGATACGGAAACATCTCCGCTAAACGTGTATGATGGATATAGCAGCTATATCGGAAGAAACGCAACAGTATCTGTGAACCCTGCTCCTGGCGCAATCAAGAAACTAAGAATCATTTCACCTGGTCAAAACTTCAATAGATTTGAAAATGCAACTCTGCTAAATCTATCGCAGGGTAATACTGCTATTGTAAAGACATATACTTCGGCTAACGTATCTGGTGGAAATGCTAATCGTTACCTTCGTAGACAAAAAACATTCTCTGGCGAATCACAACCAATTCCATCTGGTATTGTTACATTCCCAGGACGTTATGTTGATACAAAAGGTTTCCTAAGCTGGAACAACAAGCTACAGGATAACTATTACTATCAAGAATTTTCATACGTTCTTCGTGTATCCGAAGCTCTTGAGAAGTACAGCGAGATTATCAAAAAAACGCTGCATCCAGCAGGAACAAAACGTTTCAACGAATTGATTATCAATTCGACAGCGCCAAATTATATCATTACAGGTCTATCATATTCAAATATACAAGATGTTGAAGTTGATGAATCAGTTGTTGCGATAGATACAGTTGTTGGTGGTAAAATTACATCTGGTACTACGGGAACAGAATCCGTAACATCTACAGATTCATTCCCAAGCGCTGAAGTTACGAAGAACGTTGGTCATGAAGAAACTATTAGTGTAACAGACAGTTTTGCAGCCACATATAGATCAGGTAATCTGACAGCTGGAACTGAATCCGTAACTTCAACTGATGCTACGGATGCTACATATAATTCAGGTAATCTAACAACTGGTACCCAATCTGTAACAGCGGCTGATAGCTTACCAGATGCAACATATGTTTCTGTCACACTTGATACTGGAACTGAGTCGATAACATCTACGGATAGTGTCGTAGGAACATATGTTTCTGTCACACTTGATACTGGAACTGAGTCGATAACATCTACGGATACGGTTGTTGGTGCTGGTATAACAGACGCAACATCCGGAACTGAGCCAGTATATGTTGATGATGCTACAGGAGCCCTCGTATTACTGGGTGCTCAAATTGCTGAAACAGCTTCAGCAACAGATACGGTTGTTGGTGGCAATGTAACATCAGCTGGTATCCAAGAAAATAACGGTGAAATTACTCCATATGCTGCAACTCAGATTACAACCTATCAATCAACACAAGTTGGAACTATTGTCAACCCAACCCTAAATCTTGACGATAGTGTAAATAGATCATGATTTCTTGATATAAATACTCGTATCTAAACCCAAAGGAGAATAGATAAATGTCAGTTGAAAAGATTAACCCAGGCGATTCTACTAGCGTTGCCGTAACCCGCGGAGCAGGTTCAACAGAATCAGTCGATATGCATGGCACATATAAAGCATTTTGCTACGATAGTGCTGGCAATGTCAAGTGGGAAGATGAGTTTCCAAATGCTGTAACAACAGTCGGTAAGAACCTTCTTCTCGATACCCATTTCAAAGCTTCAAACGTAACATCTGCCACGACAACTTGGTATATGGGTCTAATTGCAGCTAACGGTTATACAGCCATCTCTACAGGCGATTCAATGTCATCGCATACTGGCTGGTTGGAGTCTGGTGCTGATGGAGCACGTGCTCCTGGCTATTCACAGTCAACACGCCGTCAAATTACAATGGCTGCCGCTTCTTCCGGTTCAAAAGCAACAGCAAACGCCGTTGTTTTCTCAATCAACGTAGCTGGTACAGTCAAGGGCGCGTTCATTGTAAACCAGTCAACAAAGGCTGGAACAACAGGAACTCTTTACTCAGCAGGTCTGTTTACAGTAGGCGACAAAGTTGTTACCTCAGGTGACACTCTGAACATCACATATACAGCATCTGCCTAATAAATGACAGCTCTTATTACTCGTCACTTCAAAATTCATAACGCGATTCAGTTCTTTGAATCGTTTAGTGAAACTATGCCAACTCGATATTATTTCTTTATCGGGAAGCCACATGCTTATGCAAATGCTATTCCTTTATCAGGAACAGTAAAAACGACGAGTAGTTCGAATACGATTGTTGGGCAAGGAACATTGTTCAATTCGCAATTGGCGGTTGGTGATCGTATCGGTATTACCAACCAATCAACAGTTGTTCGTGTACATTCTATTGTAAGTGCACAGACAATCGTAGTTACGCCAAGACCAAGTTCAACAATTACTGCTGGCGCAAACGCATATATTCGCAAACTATTTGCTGAAACGAATCCGCCGGATGTTGATGCTTCATATAACAATGTTTACTATGATGTTTGGAAAGATATGATTGCTCTGAAGAAGTTTCAATCTTCAGATGTTTCTCATGTTATTCCAAACAATGCTTGGTCTAACAACACATTCTATGCTGAATATGATGACAAAGATGCAGATTTAGATACAAAACAATTTTATACCATTACAGATACTGGTAACGTATATAAGTGCATTGATAACAACCGTGGTGCAAACTCTACTTCTAAACCAACAACCATCGACTACTCAAACATCGAATTGACATCTGATGGTTATCGTTGGAAGTATTTGTATACAATTACTCCTGGTGAAGCACTAAAGTTTCGTACCAATGCATATGCTCCAGTAAAAACTCTCACAGCCAACGACGGTTCAAACCAATGGTCTGTGCAGCAAACGGCAAGTAATGGTGCAATTCAACATTTGAAAATTACTTCAAATGGTTCTGGTTATCTGAGTACATCTAATACATTTGCTACCATTATCAATTCAACATACTTTACAATCAAGAGCAACGCAAGTTCAACTGACGGTTCTTATGTTGGCTCTGGTCTTTATATTAGCGAAGGTGCAGGGTCGGGTCAGCTTCGCAAGATCGTAAAGTATTTTGGCGCAAATAACGTATTAGTTGTCAATACAGCGTTTTCAACACTACCTAATACCACGAGTCGTTACGTTGTTTCTCCTTTGGTAACAATTCGTGGTGATAGTGGTCTGTCAACAACATCGAGAGCAACAGCTTATGTTTCAAATACATTTGCTGGTCAAGTTCGTAGAATTACCGTAATCAATCAAGGTCGTTCATATTCAACAGCAAACGTAACAATTACAGCTAACTCTGTATATGGTTATGGTGCTACAGCAAGAGCTATTATTTCACCAAAAGGTGGTCATGGATCAGATCCAGTTGATGAACTCTACGGTGTTGCTGTTATGATGAATATGAAAACTTCTGGAACGGAATCAGATACATTCCCTACTAATAACGACTTTAGAATTATTGGCGTTGTTCGTGATCCACTTTATGCAAACGGATCTTATGCCAATACACCACGTGTCGATCAAACAACAAATGTTCTAGTCAACGGTATTGCTGGAGATTTTAGAGCAGATGAAATTGTAACTGGTCAAACAAGCGGAGCAAAAGCTCGTGTTGTTTATTTTGCCAATAGCAACGCGGCTAGATCAAATGGTTATCTAAAACTTGTTCGTGTTACGACTAATGGTACTGGACAAGGTTTTGAAGTTGGTGAACTTGTTACAGGTTCCGAATCAACAGTTACAGGAAATGTTCAATCTGTAATATCTCCTACGCTAAAACCATACACTGGTATTGTCATATATACTGAGAATAGAACTCCGATCAACAGAAGTGTCGATCAAACTGAAGATTTCAAACTTGTTGTAAAATACTAATCGGAAGGTATCATGGCTGCAGAAGCTAATAACGTCACACTCTCAACGAACTTCAATGTAGCTCCATACTACGACGATTTCGACGAGGCAAAAAACTTCCATCGCATCTTGTTTCGCCCTGGGCTTGCAGTTCAGGCTCGCGAACTTACACAGATGCAAACAATTTTGCAAAATCAAATTGATCGTTTTGCTTCTCATATTTTCCAAGAAGGTTCTACCGTTCGCGGATTGGAAATGCAATATGATACAAGCTATAGCTTTGTGAAGCTACGCGATTCTTCATCTACTGGTACTTCTATCGATGTTGCAAACTTTCTTGATAAAACAATCAAGGGATCAACATCTGGCGTTATTGCTACAGTTGTAAACGTGAACGATGGTTCTGAAGCTAATACACCAAACTATAAGACATTGTTTGTAAAGTATCAAGCTGCTAATACAACAACTGGTTATCGTTATTTTGCCAACAATGAAATTATCAATACTGTTGGTGGAACTGTTTACTCTGCAAATAGTATTCCTTCTACACTTGGATCGCATACATCGGGTGCTATTGGAACTGGAACAGCAGCTACATTCCAAGCTGGTATTGTATTTGCCAAAGATCACTTTATTCGTGTTCCTACTCAAACAGTTATCATTAGCAAGTATAACAATCTAGGCTCTGCTCGTGTTGGTTTTGACGTTTCAGAAACGATTGTAACAGAAGTTACAGATACTTCACTTCTTGATCCTGCATCAGGTTCATATAACTATGCCGCTCCTGGTGCTGCTCGTCTCAAGCTCGAAGCACCAATCCGTGCTTATGGTCTGACAGCAGCTCTTGCCAATACATTCGTCGAATTGATGCAAGTCAAGAACGGTGTTGTTCAGTCTGTATCTAATCGTACCCAATACGCACAAATTCGCGACTATATGGCGCAACGTACATTCGACGAGTCTGGTGACTATGTTGTAAGTGGTTTTGCTGTCAATACTCGCGAGCATCTCAGAGTAGCAAACAACGGCGGTGTCTATACTGCTGGTGAAGGTGGTAATACATATCTTATTGCTGTTACTGCTGATCCAGGTAAAGCCTATGTAAAAGGTTATGATGTCGAGAAGATTGTTTCGACATCAGCTTCGACTGAAAAAGGTATTGATTATCAAGAAGTTGAATCAGCCAAAGGATATGCGGATTATGGCAACTATGTTATTGTAAACAATGTTGTCGGTAACTGGGATGTAAATCAGCAAGGTGTAGTTTCACTTCGCGGTCAGAATGCCAATACACTTGGCTCATCAGCTACATCCGGACCTGCGTTCCTACAGACAAATTTCCCAACAGGTCAAATCGGTACTGCTCGTGTTCGTGGTATCAAGTATTATACAGGAACTCCAGGTACAGCTGGTGGTCAATATAAGCTGTATCTAACAGATATCAATATGGCTGCTGGATATTCATTCAAGCAAGTCAAGTCTATTGGTTATAATCCAGGTGTTGGTTATGCACTTGGTAAAGCTGACATTCTTGGAACAACAGCAAGCAACCTAAGTGCAAATACATTTGATTCATCATTTGATCGTGCAGTATTCCGTTTGCCGTCAACTGCAACAAAGAGACTGCGCAACTCATCTGGTGTTGTAAACAACGACTATTGGTTCTATAAATCGTTTGACATCAACTTTGATGGTAACGGTATTGCCAATATTCCTACGGGTGATCCAACAGAGCAGTATGAAGGTTCTGGTACACTAAGCGATGATGCAGCTCGCGCAAACTTCTATGTTGTTTCTCGCGGTGCTTCTAATACATCTACATTTTCGGAAACACTAACAACAAACGGTTCTAATACGGTAACTGCTTCCGCAACAATCGACGGAAAAGTAAGCCCAGGCGATATTATCAATATTCATACACAAGGTGGTAACTTTATCGTAACTGGTGTTAGTGGCTCAACTATCAATCTAGCTAAATCAACATCTGGTTCTTCTGGTGCTGGTAAAGCATTCCATAAGAGATTCCTGACAGGTCAGGTTCTTGACTTTGCTGGCGTTGGTAAGAATGGTAATCGTCAAGCGAACATTGTATCTTCAACAAGCGCAAGACTTTCGCTCAACGAAGGTACTCTTGGTGCATCGTTCAACGCTTCTATGATTGCACGACTGAATAAAGTTGATGCACAGGAAGAATCTAAAACAGTTCAGCGCGGTCGCTATGTTGGTATTCGTATCAATGCTGGCGGTGGAACTTCTTATACAGCGAATACAACTGGTCCTTGGAATCTTGGTCTTTCTGATGGCTTCAAACTTGTTGAAGTCCGAAAGAAAACCGGATCAAACTTTACATCAACATCAGAAGGTACGGATGTAACTTCACAGTTTACACTTGATAGCGGTATGCTTGATGGTTTCTATAGCCACGCAAAGCTAGTCAAAAAGCCATCAAGCACGCTTACTATTGGTACTACAGATCGTCTGCTTGTAAAGTTGGACTACTTTACACATTCAACCAGTGGTAAAGGTTATTTCTCTCTTGACTCTTATCCAGTCAATGATTCAACTGCTGGGACAGATACGTCTAAAATTTACACTTATGAAATTCCGATCTTTACTTCTCCAACAACTGGCGAGAAGTTCAATCTTCGTGATTGCATCGACAATCGTCCTCGCATGACAGATACAGCTAACGCTGTAACTTCTGTAACGAATATTTCGATCAATCCAAAAACATCGAATACATTTGTTCTTCCTTCTGGTGGTCTACATTTCCCACCTTCAGGCGAAGATTTTACAACTGATCTTAGTTACTATCTACCTCGTGTTGACATTATTGGTGTTACAACAAAAGGTAAGCTACAAGTAACTCGCGGTGTATCATCGAATAAACCAATTACACCAACTATTCCAGAAGATGTAATGCCGTTGGCGTTTGTGAATATCGCACCGTATCCATCTCTACCAGAACAAGTTGGTCGTAAGATTGGTCGCCCTGATATTACAAACGCTGTTCGCAAGATCAACAATCGTCGTTATACAATGAAAGATATTGGTCAGATTGCGCAGCGTATTGACCGTCTCGAATATTATACCTCGCTCAATCTCCTTGAGAAGAGCGCACGTGATATGCTTGTTCAAGACGCTAGCGGTCTCAATCGTTTCAAGAATGGTATGTTGATCGATGCATTTGTCAATCATGCGATTGGTAACGTATTTGATTCCGACTATAATGCTGCTGTTGATCCTTCGCTTGGTCAGCTTCGTCCAAAAGCTGAAGTAAATGAACTTCCGTTGGTATATACATCGAACTCATCGAACATTGTTCGTTCGAATGTTACACCAGCTGGTATTGCCAAAGATCAGCGTATCACACTAGCTTCAACACCAACATCTACAACATTCCTTCCTGGCACTACTGTAAATTCTGGTGCGTCCCAAGCTACAGTTCGCAATAAGGTAGGCACTCGTATCTATGTTGAAGATGCAACAGGTAACTTTGTTGCAGGTGCTGCTATCACATCAACCGATGGTGGTTCAACTACAATCTCTGCTGTCAAGGCTATGACAATAGCAGACAATCTGGTTACGTTGCCATATTCGCATAAGGTTCTTGTTCAGCAACCATACGCCACAACAACTCGTAACGCTTCTGGTGGTTCATGGAAATATAAAGGAACGATGCTCCTTACACCAGATAGCGATTACTGGTGCGATACAATCCAAGCTCCATCTACCAATATCACATTGGATCAGAATACAGATGCTTGGCAGTATCTTGCTTCTACATGGCCTGCAACTTGGAATGCTGCGGTTACTTCGTTTGTTGGAACCCCAGTTGTAACAACTTCTACGCAAACTGGTGGTTCTCATACGGTTCAAGAAGGCAACTTCATGAATACGTATCAGGATTATACAACTACAACAACTTCGACACAGAAAACTTCAACAACACAAACTGGTAATCAAACTGGTGTTGCTATCAATACCAATACACAATCGTTTGGTAACGTTGTAAGAGATACAAGCATTGTTCCTTTCATGCGTTCGCGAATGATTTTTGTCAATGTTGTTGGTATGAAAGCTTCAAGCCGTCTATATTCGTTCTTTGATGATGTAAACGTAAGTGCTTATATTACTCCTTTGACTGCTGCTGAATATACAAGCGGTCTAAGAGACTCTAACGGAAATGCTATCAAGCCAACCGCTACAGAAGGTGATGCGCTTTATTCGGATACATCTGGTAACGTATATGCTGTATTCCGTCTACCTAACGATGCTAACCTAAGATTCCGCACAGGAACTAAGCGTCTTCGTATGGTTGATAGCCCAACAAACTCAACAACTGCTGGGCAATATACAACATCTGCTGAAGGTCAGTATTCTGCGGAAGGTCTTGCTAACGAAGTATCAGCTTTGACTGTTACAACTAAGTCTGTATCAATTACTCAGACTACTTTGAGCAAAACAACAACTGGATCGGTATCTTCAACATCTACTGCTTCTGGTAGCAATCTTGTTGGTTCGGAAATGATCCCGGATGATCCGCCAGAACCACCTTCACAGGACCCACTTGCTCAGACATTCCTTGTAACTGGTCGTCAGACAGCCAAGATCAATACATCTGGTATGTACTTGACAAAGTTCGATCTATACTTTGCTACAAAACACCCAACATTGCCAGTCATTGTTGAGCTTCGCGAAGTTGACAATCTAACTGGTCAGATTACTCGTCGCACACTTCCTTATGCTAAAGTTACACTTGCTGCAGAAGATATCAATACAAGTGAAAACGCATCGGCACCAACACCGGTTTATTTCTCTGCGCCAGTTCATCTGGCAGATGAAACGGAATATGCTATTCTTGTTGGTCCAGCGGCTACAAATCCAAATGTAACAATTTGGACTGCGGTTCTTGGTGAAAAGGATATCACAACAGGTTATCGTATTTCAAGCCAGCCAGCAACAGGATTCCTATTTACTTCAGCTAATGATCGTAACTTTACACCTGTTCAAGACGAAGATTTGAAGTTTACAGCTTACTACGCTGAATTTGATACTTCAAATGTTGGTCAGCTGATTGTAAAGAATCCAAACTTTGATACTGTAACAATCGCTAACACAACTGGTCCTCTAGATCGTGCTGGTGAAGTTGTTCATGGTCAAACAAGAATTGTTGGTACATTTACAATTGCAGCTGGTAATACAACAGCAATCAATACTCACGTTGCCAACAATACAGCTTATGCTCAAGGTATTACTTCGGGTGCAACTGGTAAGATTGTGAAGTTTAGCTCTGATGCTCTTGTTATCCGTGATGTTTCAACCACAGCTAAGTTTAGAGGTGGAGAAAAGATTCGTATTCGTGTCGCGAATAACGCATCAAGAACAGCATCTAATGGCGAAATCAAAGGAACTGGAACTGCAACTTCTGCAACATATCCAGTTGGTCGTATCTACTATTACAACTCTATTGATTACGCCAATACAAGACTTACAATCGCTAATACATCTTATATAAACAGCGGTGCAGCATTTGCTAACAATCGTTATTTCCTTGCAGATTCTTATATCAAGGGTCAATCGAACGGTTACAATGCTCGTATTGTTAGCTTTGTAAATACAACGATGGATAACGTGAATCTAATTACAAATATGATCTTGCCATCTAACAATGATGTTCAAGCTTATGCTAAGATGGCAACATCAACTTCTGCTCGTGATAGCTCGTTCTTCAAGTTGAATATCAACGGTGATACTGAATTTAGTTCGCCAAGATATCATCTGTCAAGAAGCGTAGAATCAAATACTGCTGCTTCTTCAGCAACAATGGGAACAAATCGTTCTGTCGAAATCAAGTATGAGTTGACAGGTCGCAACAAAGTTGCTTCTCCAGCAATCGACTTGAGCAGACTATCACTTCACTCTACGCATAATCTGATTAGTACCAATTCTGAAATTGGTTCTTCAGAAGATTATGTAAAGAGCGGTGGTAATTCTAAGGTTCGCTATATTACAAGAACAGTAACTTTGGCTGACGGTCAGGATGCAGAAGACCTTCGTGTCTATCTAACAGCATACAAGCCAACCGGCTCTGATATCTTTGTTTATTACAAAGTTCTAAATGGCGATGATAGCGATACATTTGCTGATGCTCGTTGGATTCCAATGGATCTGGATACTGGACAGGGATTTAGCTCGGCTACTCTATATTCAAGCAATGAAGATAAAAACAACTTCATTGAGCTTGCATACAAAGTACCTACCTATTCAGCTTCATCTGGTTCTCCATATAAGTTCGGAGCCAATACTTCAACTGGTGTAATTGAATACAGAAATACAGCAAAAGCGCGCTTTACTGGATTCAAGTATTTTGCCGTCAAGATTGTTCTGGTCAATAGCTCAAGCACAAATCCGCCAAGAGTCAAGGATCTAAGAGCACTCGCATTGCAGGTATAAAAATGACAAGAGTTGCTAAAGTTCAAGATAACCCTGATTTGATCCGCGATATGGGCAATCAGGCTGTCTTGAATACCAATATAGACGCTTTAGTTGCCTATAAAAAACGTAAGGCTAAAAGTCGAGAAATTGATCAGGCCTTTGATGATATAAATAATATGAAACAAGAAATGTCAGAACTCAAAACGCTCATGCAGCGCATTTTAGACAAGATAGGATAACCAATGGCTGTAATTGCAAACGTAGCCCTTACTAATAC